GGAATAAAGACTGTTTTAGATCAAGGTATTAGAGATATACAACTATGCTGTAATCGTGGGGAAGCAATATTTCATCCTGATATCGATAATATTATCAATATGATAAAATCATATGGAAGTAGATTTGAAATGAACACCAATGGAGATAATTTTGACACAAAATGGTGGTATGATTTAGGTCAAAAAATGACAGGTGGGGATCAAATAATATTTGCTTTAGATGGACTAAAAAAGACCCATGAGTTTTATAGAGATACAAACTGGAATAGAGTATTTAGTAATGTGAAAGCATTTATAGAAGGTGGGGGAACCGCTATATGGCAAATGATTTTATTTAGACATAATGAACATCAAGTAGATTTAGTAAAAGCATTAGCCAAATCCATTGGATGTAAAGAAACTTGGATAATCAACTCCCGATTCTATAATGATACATACAGAAAACCAAAAAAGGAATTTGGAAAAACAAAAGAAGAAATACTCATATCAAATGAGTTTAAAAAAATAGAATGTAGATTTCATTTAGGTAAGCGAGTATATATAGGAGTTGATGGTAGTGTATGGCCTTGTTGTTTTACAAGATGTCATTTTGGATTTAAGGAAAGAGCATATCCAAATAACACAACAACAAAATACTATCACGAAGAAAGGAAGTATTTTAATAATATATTCAACACTCCCTTAAATGAGATAGTTAATAACTCAAAGATGTTCAAGAGAGTATTCGATAATATGTATAATGAATCAGTACCATATGAACCAACATTTAATGGTTCATTCAAGGAGAATATAGATCGTCCTATACTCTATAAGAATCCAAGTAAAGAAAGGCTTTTAAGGCATCCAAGGAATATGGTAAATTTTGCTTGTCAGTTGTATTGCCACGATACACCAGAAATGAAGAAAAACAGAAGGGAGATAAAGAATTGATTCTATTTCTACATTACTATAAATCCATTGTTGATGGAGTAATGACTTCTATGATTGATTCATATTTGAATGTTAGAAATCATTCAGATCAAAATGTTCAGATGAATATTATTTGTCCAGAGTTATATCTTCTTGAAATGGAAGATTACTACAATATAGATTTAGATAGAACACAATGGCATGAGTATGTAGATGATATAGGAATAGAAACAAAACCATATGATGGTGAATATGATTCTATAGACTATCATATGAAATGCTTTCACAATAGACTAACAAGTTCGATTCCATTTTTGAAATACAATAGAAATCTTGGTGATTTTAATTTGCTTTTTGGCATCAAATTAGATGAGAAAAAATTCAAGGCAGACACTATAGTATGCTCTGCTAGGTTGATATATGAGCTTCTCATGGGAGCAGATATAGAACTTGATTGTAACAAGTTGATCGTGTTGGATAGCTTAGATACATATAAAAGTAAAGTGGGCATCTTCCCCGATATGGATTTGTATTTCGATACATTGAGTTGTGATATAGTGCAACTATCTAATCCAAGTACATTTAGGGAAACGAAATACAAGCAGATAGAATACTATCACAAGTTCAATGAAAAGAGATTATCATCCATACGTCAAACTGGAAGATTGAAAATTCAATATATATTCAGTAGAAAAAGCAAACCGAAAACCAAGATAGATTTCTTTGGATATTTTGAGAATATAGGTAAAGGGATTTTTGAAAACGCATATTTTGGTATTCCAGTTTTGTATCAAAAAGAGGGTATGTTCACTAAAGATGGACTATGGTATTATCTGAACAAATTTGGATTAGATGCAACAGAAGACCAAGAAATAAAACTGAAAAAATCAGAGATAAGAAGACAATTATTTTTTAATAGAAAGGATGTAATGCTAAATGAAATTATTTAACTTTGTAGACTATCAAGACCTAGTGCAATGTGGAGATTTGACTAAAAGATCAAGATTGTTTACTGGATATGCCTGTAATATCAGATGTAAATTTTGCTTCTATCGCAACGAGAAACATATAGATATACAAGATTTAATATACCAGCAACTTTATTGGGGGGAAAAATATGGCATAACCGATTGGGATATATCAGGGGGAGAACCTTCGATCCTTCCTTATTGGTTTGAGATTTTATATAGAATGAAAAAAATGGGATTCCGAAACATTGCATGTATAACCAATGGATATAAATTTTCTGATCCAGAATTTCTTTTGGAAAGCAAGGAATTAGGTATGAATGAACTTCTGTTTTCGATACATGGATCAACAGAAGAAATGCATGATGCAATGACAGGAGTTGATGGATCGTATGTTAAAATGCATACAGCTTTAGTAAACGCAAGATACTATGGCATGAAAATCAGAATCAATGTAGTAGTTACCAAGGACAACTATAAAGACCTTCTGAATATAGCAAAAAAGGTCATGCCATTTAGACCGATTGCCTTTAACTTCTTACCCTTCAGAATAGAAAACTCTGCTGATAAGGATAATGCTGTTAGGTATTCAGATATTGCTCCGTATATAAAAGAGACTATAGATTTCATAGATGATAGATGCAAAGTAGCTATAAGATATGTACCGTTTTGTCTATTTGAAGGATATGAAATCTATGTTGCTGGATATCTACAAAGAGTATTTGATGAATACGAATGGAACGAGTATACTATAAGAAAATTTGAAAACGCAAGATTCGGAAAAGATATAGAACCACTTGATCTTGAGACAAACAAATGGATACTTGAAAAAAAATCATTACAAGGAAGTATTAAGCATGTAGCAAATCACTCCACAAAATGTTTAAGATGTAGATACCTATATGTATGTGATGGAATATGGAAATCATATGCAAATATATGGGGTATTGATGAGTTCAAACCAATTGAAGGAGAAAAGACAAAATGTATTATATAGAGCTAATATTAACAAGACAATGTAATAAGGACTGTTATTACTGTACTACAAAAAAATATTGGAAATCACAAGCTCCAATTGAAGTTGATTTGGATTATTTAAAATATGTTATTGATAGACTTCCAGATGAGGTAGGCATAGAACTTAATGGTGGTGAAATAGGATTGATTAAGAACATAGATAAGGTTTACCAAATAGTAAAAGATCATAAAGAAATTATGCAAATCAAAGCATTATCAAACGGTCTACTTAGAAAAAATGGATGTGATTGGTTGGATGAAGTAGAATATTGGGAGCATTTGATATATGATATAAAGGGTAAAGAAATAATAAAATTTTATACTGATCTGGATTTAGAGGGAAGTCATAAATATATTATTGTAACTACTCCAAATGTAATACAATCACTATTACATAATTGGGAATATTTTTATGAAGTAGGTTTATTCAGACCTAATTTCGATTATAAAATAATGAATCATAAGAGTCCAGAAAGCATAAATCTATATGCATATGACTATATAAAATTCTATAATAAACTTGGTAGTAAATATTACCAAAGGATGCTTAATCACTATTTCATGCCCACTTATATGAAAAAGGAAAAGGAACTATGTCAGAAGTATTCACCAAATCCATTTATCGATTTTGAAACAAAACAGATAGGCCATTGTGCTATCAATATGGAAATGTCAAATAAAGTGGATTTCAATAGAGCCAATTTAATGAAGATAATTCATGGAGTACTTAGTGAAAATGATTATTGTAAGAAATGTTATTCATTTGATAATGGGTATGGTAGAAGTATGTGGAATAATAGAAGCTATAGGCAAGAAAAAACAATGGAAGAAATACATTCGGAGATAAAAAATGAAACGTGTTAAGCCACTTTACAAGGAAGAATGGTTTCATAGTCTAAAGGATTATATAGAAAAATATGATTTTTCACATCATCATGTGATAGAAACAGTTGAAAATAAATTGAAAGAATATGTAGGTAAGAAACATGCACTAGCTGTTAATAGTGGAACCAATGGTATTTTTATGTGCTTATATTTGATTGCAAATCAAGATTCCGAAGTAATATTTCCGAATTGGGGATATCCGGGGATAGCCAATATATGTAAAGCTATGAAAATAAAACCTGTACCTGTAGATTTAAAAGAAACCACTTTATGTATGAATCCAGACGAAATCAAATCCAAAATAACAAACAAAACTATTGCTATTGTTAATACTGGAAATAATGGTATCATTGGGAGTGATATAGAAATAATCAAAAACATAGCCTATGAAAATAATATTATGTTTATAGAGGATTGTGCTCCATCATTATTGCAAAAATTCAATGGTATAAATGCTGGTAATTTTGGTGAAGTTGGTGTATTTTCTTTTTCTCCTACTAAACCTATTATATGTGGTGAAGGTGCAATGCTTGTAACTGATAATGATGAACTATATGAAAGATTAAAAACATTCAGACATATGACTTATACCAATGATGATAAGAACTTCAAATGTTTTTCAGAAAACGATAATGAGGGGTCTTTGAATTTTTCTCTATCTCCATTTCTTGCTGCCTATTTAATCCCTCAATTAGACATTGAAAATCTTAATGATGTTATAGAAAAAAGAGAACGTGTTTATAATTTATATAAACAAAAATTGGATATTTTTGGACAAGAAGGTGAAACTAATAGATATGGAACGATAATGTATTTGAGTGATAAAGCAGATGTAATTTCAAAGAAATTCAATCTATATAAAATAGAACATCGATATAGATACTATCCATTATATAATAAAGACTTTCCAGTATCCAAGATGATATTTGAAAATATAATTGATTTACCAAGTAACTATTCATTAACAGATGAGCAGATAGATGGAGTCTGTAACATCATAAAGAGAGTAATATGAGCAGTTTTTGTTTTATAGCAACAGAAAAATGTAATTGGGATTGTGAATATTGTGATTTCCCTAATATCAATAATCCACAAGAAACTAATATGGAAATATTGAAAAAACACATACCTTATATAAAAGAGATAATGGATGATTTGGGTGATCTTGTCGTTTTTAGTGATATTTCAGGTGGGGAAATTGGACTATTACCAATAGAATATCTTCAATATATATTCAAAACAATAGATAAAAAAATAGTAATCAGTACAAATGGATTATTTATGGAGAAAAAATATCATCTTGATCCTATTCTAAGACCATATATAAATGGTATTTGGTTACACGTTTGTCAGAAACCCGGAAAATTTAAGATCGACTATGATGAATATAATGATGATGAATTATTCATCAATAAAGGTATAGTTCATGATAATATAGATGATATGGTTGATTTTATTAAAATGAATCCTCAAATAGAGTTCAATTATGTAGAGTTTGAATTTCCCATTAGTACGATAAGAGAGATAAACAAAGAAATGTATATTGAATTGAAGAATAGATTAAAGAAATTACCTAACGTAACTAAAGATGCATTGAATCTGTTAGAGGCAAGAATAAACGAACCCCCTGATTTAAAACAAAGATGTATGGATTATCATCAATCTATAGCCATAGACTTGACTAGAGAGCGAATATTACTATGTCATAGAGCAATGGACTCAAGCATACCATTAACGAAAGAAAACCTTTTAAAAAGGCTTATAATTCCACCTAAAGATATGTTTAAAAGTGATAAATGCAAATCATGTACAAGGCTTTATGCTGGAAAAATGTTGGGAAATATAATTGAGGTATATCTTAAAACAAAAAGACACTATGATAAAAAAAATTACATTTGAAAGGATAATACCATATTGGAATATTCTATGGAAACAGTATGAGGGATATAAAATAAATAAAGTCAATTTGGATTCACAAAAAAACTATGTCCATCGTGCTTATAAATATCTAAATCAAGAAGCTATAGAAAAAATAATAAAGCCTGTATATGTTGGATATTTCAATGATGATGAAATTATTGGTGTAGCATCTGGTTATGAAACTAATATTGATTGGTATAGAATAAGAGGTCTATGGGTAAATGAAAAATACAGAAGAAATGGAATAGCCACAAAAATAGTAAAATATCTTGAAAGTAAAAGTAATACAAGATATATATGGACAGTACCAAGACAAACAGCTTTGAAATTCTATCAATCAAATGGATTTGAAATAGATGGTGTATATAAAACTGAACATAATATAACTTTCTATTTCGCTACAAAAAATTATGAAAACTATTAACCTACCAATTTATAAAGGATCAACCGTACTTTTATCTTATGATGATATGGTTTCTATTAAAGATGGAAAATATGAAGGTATCATATATGGTACTCATGGAAATCCAAATCAAATAGAATTTGAAAATGAAATGAAAAAATTGGAGGGTGGATATAAAACTTGGTCTTTTCCATCGGGTTTTAGTGCTATAACAAATTCAATTCTTGCAATAGCCAAATCTGATGATAACATATTAGTATGTGATAATGTGTATAATCCTGTTCGCAATTTTTGTGATGAGATTCTCACTAGGTTGGGTATTACTACCACATATATTCCATCTGATATTGGTGTTGAAATATTAAAATATATCAATCCAAAAACTTGCTTGATTTATCTTGAGTCTCCCTGTAGTAATACTTTTGAAATTCAAGACATATCATCTATTACAACCATAGCAAAATATAAAAACATACCAACTATAATAGATAATACATGGGCTACGCCATTATACTTGAATCCATTCTCATTTGATGTTGATGTATCGATTCATTCAATATCAAAATACATATCAAATAATGATGTTATTATGGGAACGGTAACATCAAATGAAAAATATGCCAATGTAATAGATAAATACTATAAAACTATGCAAATACATACAGCACCAGAAGATTGCAATATGGCATTAAATGGACTAAAGACACTAAAATTAAGACTTAAACAACATGAATTATCAACATTGCAAATAGCAAAGTGGTTATCTGAACACGAAAAAATAGAAACAGTATTATATCCAGCATTACCAAATCATCAAAATTATGATCGTTGGTGTAGTATGTTTACAGGTGCTTCAGGTTTATTTTCTATACGTCTTAGAAATGAATACTCAGATGAAGTAATGAAAGAAGCAGTAGATAAATTGAAAACTTTTGGAGTAGGATTTGGATGGGGTAGCTGGAAAAGTCTTTTGGTAATAGGCATATATTTAAAGAAAAAAAATATATTCGATAGAAAAATGATAAGAATAAATATAGGATTGGAATCTATAGATAATATCAAAAACGATCTTAAAATATTTTTGAATCATTTGGTTTAAAAATATAAATATAGATAGAAACTTATTTATTAGGGGGATATATGCGATTAAAACAGTTTATCAATGAAAGGGGAAATCCACTAAATGCCATTTCCTCTGATTGGATTTCAAAGAAAAAAATGAAAGCTGGTCAAAAAAAGAAGCTCAATACACAAATATATAAAATTCTAAAACCGACTTATTTTAAATCAATTCCACTAGACCCAATATTCGATATGCTTGAAAAAAATGGTGTAATTGTAATACAAGAAGATAATACACCTTGGAGTGGATTTTTAGTAGGTGGTGTTAAAAGGACAGAGTATGTCAATTTTGCTTTGGCATGGAAAGATGAAATGGAAATGATGCATGGACTTAAAGCATACAAGGCAATCCCTAATGCTATGCTTTCATTATCATATTATAAAATGGAATCTGGAAATTATGAAGTATTAGGGTATATTCCATCATAGGGAGTTATAAATTATGGGAAAATTATTTGGTATGGCATGGGGTAACGATGCTAAAGAAGATGTGATCCAAGAAGAAATAAAAGCATTTAGTGGTAAAGGTGAGTATGGACAAGCCCTAAAAACCATTAAAGCTCAAAGGGGTGAAGGTTGGGAAACACTTGCTGATATTCCCGGTTTCAATAGTATTCAAGTTCAAGGGTTCAATCTATTCTATAATTCATATATCAATAGAGTATTTGAAAATGAAGTACAGAAAATAATGGAATACCGTCAAATGGCAGCAACACCTGAAATTTCTGACGTTATTGAAGATGCCGTAAATGAAAGCACACAAGAAGATGATATCGGTGAAGTATTTCACCTAGAAATCAGAGATAAAAATTTAAAAACCAATGAAAATATTGTCAACAATCTGAAACGTGAATTTGATTCACTATTCAGAGAACAAATCGATATGAAAGATAAGATTTGGGAAATGCTTTGGACTTATTTTATTGATGGTCGATTGTTCTATGAGAGAGTTATTGATGAGAAAAAACCGAAAAATGGTATTATCAATGTCAAAAAATTACCTTCTGAAACGATGGATTTCTACTATGATCCCATATCAGGAAAAATAGCTCAATACATTCAATATCTAAGACCAAATACCAAGAAACCAACAACATTAGAGGAAGCAAGGAAAATGTCTGAGAAAAATGAGCTAATTCTTTTTGATCCTAATCAGATTGGTTTCGTGGATTATGGTATCTATGGTAAATCAAGATATGAGATAATCGGTTATCTTGACAAAGCAAGAGTTCCATTTAATCAACTGAAGCTACTTGAAACTGCTGTTATTATTATGCGTATTGTTAGAGCACCGGAAAGATATGTGTTCAAGATTGATACAGGTTCAATGCCAAAGGATAAGGCATTGAAATACGTCGAAAAAATCAAACAGAAAATGACCAAAAAACAAGCCTATGATCCTACTACTGGTAAGTTGTCAAATGAACCTGATGTCATGGGTATTCTGGAAAACTTTTACCTACCACAATCGGCTGATGGTCGTGGTTCTGATATTGATACGATTGGTGGTAACACCAATATGTTTAGTGAATTGGATGATGTTTATTACTTCCAGAAGAAACTTTATAGATCATTGAAGTATCCTGCATCAAGAGTAACAGCTACACAAGAAGGTAGAGATGCAGAAATGTTATATGGTGGTCAACAAACTTCAGAAATATCTAGAGATGAAATCAAATGGGCAAAATTTCTTGAACGTCAACAGAAAAAAGTCTGTAAAGACTTAACTGACATGTTCATAATCCATTTAGAATTTAGGGGTATGAAAAAGGAATATGATCTGACAAATCGTAAGATCGAAATCACAATGAATGCTCCATCCAAATATAAAGAACAAATGGAACAAGCATTCACGGATTCAAGATTTAACAACTATCAACAGTTAGCAGATAGACCAGAAATGAGCAAATATTATCTCATGAAACGATATCTCAAATGGGATGATGAAGAAATACAAGCCAATGTTGCTGGTAAAAAGAAGGATACTCAACTTGGTTTAGCAGAGGAAGATGGTGGTAACACATCAAATTGGTAAGAAAATATAAATATATATAAATAGATTTGGAGAGATATATGAATTTAACTGAAAAATATTTAGGGGAAGGAAAAAAAGATAAAAAACCTATTAGCGTTTTTAAAAATAAAGAGTATGGTATAGAATCGCATGTTTATGCTGTTTGGGGTAAAGAAAATATGGAAGGATATGGGGTTAAGTTAAAAGATATGGATGCTAATAAATTCCTTGATATAACAAAAATCTTTCCTAATGAAAAAGATGCAAATGATTATGCCAAGTATTTAGTAAAGAAATATTAAAAAAGGAGAATGTGAAATGGATAAAAAAGCAATAAAAAAAGCGTTAGATCATTTTGAAAATGATCAATTTGTAGATGCAAAAGAAATTATATCAAAGGAAATTTCGGGTAAAAGAGATATATTTTTAAAGGATAAATTAGGATTGACGAATGATATCAATCCAGCACCAGAACCCGAACCTGAAAAAACAGACGATGAGGGAGATGAATAATGAAACTTATTACAGAAACCAGTTATGACTTTGCCTTGACAGAAGGTAAAGATAAATCCATGTATATTGCAGGTATTTTTTCAACTGCTGAAATGGAAAACAACAACAAAAGAAAATATGGTAGAAAAATTCTTGAAAGAGAAGTTACCAAAGTTCAAGATAAAATCGGTAAAAATTGCCTATGGGGTGAATTAGGACATCCACCTAATCCAGAAGTCAATCCAGACAAGATTGCTCTGAAAATTGAAACTTTAGAATGGAAGGGTAATAATGTATATGGTAAGGCCAAATTGCTTGATACACCTATGGGTCAGATTGCTAAGACTTTGGTTAAAGAAGGGTCTATGGGTATTTCTTCAAGAGGTCTTGGAACCGTTGCTGAAGATGGATATGTCAATGAGGATTTTAATCTGATTACATATGACTTGGTTACTGATCCTTCAAACAAACCATCATGGGTCAATGGTATCTATGAAGGTCAAGAATTTTCACTTCCGGGTGTTAAAGATACAGATATGAATGAAGATAAAATCAAGGAAGCTCAAGCAGCATACTTTAAATATCTAATGGAAACTATTGATGAGATTAGTGAGGCAATGTCAGTTCCAGATAAACACCAACTTAAAATCCTAAAAGATACAGTAAAAAATCCAGCAAAGGGAATGTTTATGGGTGGCTCAAGTGCAAAAGAAGCAGAAGAAATACTAAGAACAAAATTTAAATTTACTGATGCTCAAATAAAGAAATTAAAGAGGTAAAATAATGGGAAAACTATACGAAAATATCATAAGCAGAGAAGCAACCAATAGAGATGCCAATGAAAGAATCCTTTCAGCATATGATCAAATTTTAAAAGAAGGAAAAGTGGCAGGATGGATTGCTATGTATGGTGGTAAAAAACTTGAAATTAAAAAGGGTGAAGCAAAAGACCTTTGGGGTGCCAAACAAATAGCACTTAAAAATTTCAAAGTTCCTAAATCAAAACAAGGATTACTTGCTATTGAACCAGCATATGATGATTAAGGAGTTTAAAGATAAAATAGGAGAAAATAAGAATGAAAACAATACCAGATAAATTTACAAGAGATTATGAAAGTGACGATACAAATAGACGTATTCAGGAAGCATATGAGAGAATGTTAAATCCAATGTTGACTGAAGACTCAACCGAAGATGCCAAAAAAACATTAGATGCTATTATCGGAGCAACCAAAGATGATGGTGGTGATGTTCATAAAATGGCAATGGGAATGAAAAAGTCCTATGAAAAAAATAAGGGATTTTCCAAAGAACAAGCCCAATGGATTTACAAAACTTCACAAGCATTGTTTAAAAAATAAGAGGTATATATGAGAGAAATAGACGATAAGATACTAGAGGTATATAGGAATACTGTTCTTGAACGAAAATTTGAACTTGGTTCTGGTCACATGGGAAATGGTATATCTGTATGGAATCGTGCTAAAGAGGTTCACGGTGATTATGAGAAAATAGCTCATATAGATAGTAACAGAAAGATAAAATACTACATTAAAAATCCACCTAAACAAGTTAAAGATTATGTTGAGAAGATTGCTAAAGGTAAGAATCCAAATGTATCCGCTACTCAAAAACAAAAGGTTTTCAATGAAGCATCTCAAATGAACTATGCCGAATTGGATGAACCAAGACAAAAATTTGTAGCATCTCTTGTGGGTAAAGGTGATGTAGAAAATCAAGATTATTTCGATGGAATACATGGTAAAATAGTCTCTTTGCTTGGTAAGTTTGGAGAAAGAGGTATTAGAGTTAAGAAAAAAGACCTACAAAAAATCATGAAAGATAAGAATGTTAGATGGGTAGATATCTCATCTATCGGTTTTTAATACAAAAAACCCAATAAAAAATTGAGCCTGAAAGCGTGGTATATCCGCACTTTTGGGCTTTTTTTGTGTACTTTCACTAACTTATATAAATAATAATAGAAATTAGTATAGGAGGGAAATAGCTTATGGATAAACTTCTTGAAATGCTTGGAGTCCAGAAATTGGACGAAGAAAAACAGGACGCAATCAAAGAAAAATTGGATACTTTGATTGAAGTGAAAGCGAAAGAATCCGTTGACGAAATGCTAAAAGTCGAGAAGGATAAACTCATTGAACAGTATGAGGAAAAGTTCGATGCTTATAAAGAAGATATCACCAGCAAGTTTTCAAACTTCGTTGATGAAATTCTTGATGAGCAAATGGCAATTCCAGAAAAAGTTCTTGAATACGCAAGAAAGGGTGAGCTTTATTCTGATCTGATTGAACAATTCAAGGTAAGACTTGGTGTTGATGAAGGTCTTTTGGATGAGGAAGTTAAATCTCTGTTGAAAGAGGCTAAGACTGAAATTCAGAATCTTAGAGGTCAATTGGATGAAACCATTGCTGAAAAACTTGAAGTCAAGGGTGACGCTCAAGAATTGGCAGCAGAACTTTATTTAAGACAGAAATGTGATGGGTTGACAGTTGAGCAAACTTCACATGTACTGTCAATGTTGGAAGGTGTTAAAGATCGCCAAGAAATCGACAAAAAATTTGAAATCATAGTTGAGGCTTATAGTGCTAAAGACGATGACGAAGATGATGATGACGATGATGATGACGATGACAAGAAAAAGAAGAAAAAGAAAGATGATGACGATGATGATGACTCAAAAGATGAATCCACAAATCTTGATGAAGATGACGATTCCCCGTTCAAATCACATCTAAATCGTTATTTAAATGTTCTTAAAGAGAACAAAGTGTAACAGAATTTTGTTACGTTAGTAAGAAATTTTAATGGGAGGAAAATGACTTATGGATATTAGAGACTTAGTGAAAAAGTGGGATGCGGTTCTTAAAGAAGGTAAAGCAATCGATTCTGACAGAGTAAGAAAGTCTACCGCAATTATGCTTGAAAATCAGCATAATTTCTTGATGGAAACAACTGGATGGGGTACTGGTGCTGATAGTTTGGGTGCTGGTGATGGTAGAGGTATTGATGGTGCTACCTATCCTACTTCTGGTATGTTCCACAAAATTGCTGTACCAATGGTTAGAAGAACATTCCCCGAACTAGTTGCACATCAACTGGTCGGTGTTCAGCCATTGACCGGACCTGTTGGATTGGCTTTTGCTCTACGTTTTAGAGCCGGTACTACTGCTGGAACTTATACTGCTAATAGTACTGAATTGGGTTACAACAACATTGATTCAAGTTACTCAGGTTCTTATATTACATCTGCTGGTGAAGCTCTTGGTTCAAAAGCAGGTAGTGGTGTAGGTGCTGATATTGGACTTGGAATTGGTGCTGGTACTCATATCAGAGAAGTCAACCTAACCGTTGAAAAAACTCAAGTAGAAGCAAAAACCAGAAAATTGAGAAGCAGATGGTCATTAGAAATTGCTCAAGACTTAAAGGCTATGCATGGCTTGAATCTTGAGGAAGAAATGATGGACATTCTTGCCTATGAAATTACTCAGGAAATCGACAGAGAACTTATTGCAGCTATCGATGCTACAGTAAGAGGTGTATCTGGATATGATACCACATGGGATTTCTTGGCAAGTGCTCAAGGTGTTAAAGGTCGTTGGGAGATGGAAAGATATAGAGAACTGTATCACCACATCATCAGACGTACCCAAGATATCGCAATCAATACTAGACGTGGTTCTGGTAACTGGTTAGTCGGTAATCCAAGAGCCGTTGCGGTTCTTGAAACTCTGGCAGCTTTTTCTATCGCCCCTGTTCCCGGTGATGTTACTACTCAACCTACTGGTGTGAGTAGAATTGGTTCACTTGATGGTAGACTCGTTGTTTATAGAGATACCTTTGAGACAAGAGATCAATTGATCGTCGGTTATAAGGGTCCATCCGAATATGATACTGGTGTAATCTATCTGCCTTACATTCAATTGCTGGCAAGTAGAGCCGTATTTGAAAACTCATTCCATCCAACCGTTGGTTTGATGAGTAGATATGCAATCCATAATCATTTGTTTGGAGCGAGAGAGTATTATCAACTGGTTCAGTTGAGTAATCTGCCTCAGTAAAAGCGGTAAGATAAAAATATTAAGGGAAGTGTTTCGGCACTTCCCTTTTTTATTTTTTTTTCATACTATAAGCATTCTACCTTTATTACCTTTTACTTTATTGGTATCTACAAATCCCTTTACCTTTTTATCAGTATCAGGATCGATTAGATATGCAATATTATACATTTCATTAAGAGATAGAACGTGTTTAGGTGCATGTAAATTACATTCCACTATTCTATTTTGTCCACTTAATTTAAATTCAAACATAGAACATACTGCATGGACATTACCATATTCTGATTTACAATAATGAAGATTTTTACAATTATAACACATACCGATTAGTTCTTTTAATCCAGTTTGTGCATCATTCCCATATGTTTCATAGGAATCCATACCAAGTGCTTGTGATTTACTTTCAAGTTCATCTTCAATTGCCTTACGTTCATCTTTATCAACACTAGAAAATTTTTGCGCCATAAAATTATCCTTCCACCATCATTTCTTCATGGTCTGGTATT